TTCGAGGTCGACGCCCTTGCGCGTGGCGTCGGCGTTGCGGGCGCTGTGTATTCCCCCGCTGTAGCGGACGTAGCAGCGGCCATTTTTGCGGCGTCTTGCTTCTGTGCAACGGTGCCCGCTAGCTCCGTCACCGCCTGTTGAACCGGAGAGGGCTTTGGAGCCTGCTGCCCTGCAATCGACATCGCCATCTTTCCACCCGGCTGCCCCTGCGTGGGACGCTGCGGCTGAGACTGTTGAAGTGGCGTGCCAGGAGCCAATCCAAATTGCTCGCGAATCCCCGGTCCCGCAGTGCCCTGTGGGGCTTGTGCCTGTGCGGGTGGCTGCGTCGTCACAGGACCAATGGGCGCCTGCGGCGCTTGGCGCGCATACGCAGTTCCGCCATCCCCATATCCGCCCATCGTGGCTGCCCCATACTGCCCCTCTGCGGATGGACCCGCCGTCTCTGGCCCCTGGTCCCTCGAAGTCGCCAGTGTCGCTGCCAACGAAGAAAGCCCAGCCCCCGCTGCCCCGCCAAGTGTGCGTGCCGCGTTCCGGCGAGCCATGTCGTTCTGACGAAGCATCTGAGTCGCCGCCAAGCTCTCCTGAGCCCCCGTCGTCGCCGCCTGCGCCGCACCCTCCGCCGTAATCCTGTCTGCGCTCCTCAGCGCCTCTCTAAGCGCCCCAGAGCCCCCACGCTGTCCTGCGGCCCCTACAACCCGTCTACCGGCCTCAGAAGCCGTCCTACGAGCCAAAGAAGCCCCCGCACCATTCCCGGCCTGCATGGACTTGAGCTGCTTGTTCTGCGGACCCTTGAGAAGCGACGGAATCATGCCCGCCAATGGCGCAGCCAAGCCAAGAACACTCCCAAGGATGCCCGCCGGGCCGCTAGCCGCCTCGTTTTCCTTGTTCTTCTGCTCCTCTAGAGCCGCAAGGCGTTCCTCGTAGCTAGCCATCGTACCAACCTCCGCTCTCTTTGATGAGCATCTGCATCACTGAGTTGTCCATGTTTTCACCCATATGGCCGAGATTGTACCCTGGATTCCCCTGGCCGAATACCTTGGCGCTCTGCGGACCGGCCATGGCGGGTGGCGAGCCCATGGGCTGTCCCTCGGCGGGGCGCTGATTGTCCACCGACACGGAGGACTCTTGAGTGGCGGGAGGGGTATTTTGATCTTCTCTTGCCTCCCGCTTTTGCTTCGCCTGGTCTACGGCACCAGCAGCCGTCCCCGCCGCACTAAACGCTACGCCAAGTGCCGACCACGGCCCCGGAATGAAACTTAGACCCGAGCCGATTGCCCCAAAGACCTTTCCGAGCTTGTCGCCAACCGCCATTAGAACTTCACCGCCTCTGGGATGAGCGAGCGCTGGTCCGACACACCCACATGGAAATCAATCGCAGACAACTCAAACCCTGGACCCGCCTTATAGGTTAATCCCTCGCCCCGGTCGGAGGCGTCAAGCTGGTAGACTTCGAGCTTGATGGCCTGACACCGGCCACGACGCGGTGCGATGCGGAACTGGAGCCGTTCAGCGCGCTTGGGCACGGCGTTGAAGGGGTCGTACCCAAACTTCTGGAAGGGGATAACGCGATCTTCTAAGAAGGTGGCTTCGTAGTCGTAGGCAATGCGGATTCCGATGTCGCTTGCCTCGTAGATGCCTCCTCCAAGGTCGCGGAGAGAATCGTAATACCGCCCGAGGAATTCCATTTCCCAGAGCCGGTTGTAGCCCTGTATCTGCTCCGACAGTCGAATCCAAGGAGTCCTAAGTAGGACAAGATTGTCTCCATCGGGGTCGTCCCATCGCGTGTCGGACTCTTGCCAGACGCTCCAGTCGCTTCGGAGGATGGTGTACTTTTGCTGGTAGATGGCGGCGGCTTGGGCATCGACATTGCTGAATAGGGTCCAGGCGTTCTGCTCGTAGTTGTAGACAGCCATGGAAGCTGTCGCGGGTGGCGTGTTCGTAAAAACGGGGCGCGGCGGGCGTTCAACCGCAGAAGTGTCTGCGTCGGGACCATACATTTCAGCGGGGCCGCCTGTGAAGGCAAAACGGACTTCTGCATTATCTTGTATCAGCGTAGCGCTTAGGATATCAATGTCTCGTGTCGTGTCCTCGATGCCGCCGCCGATGTAACGGACCTGAAGGTTCCGATCGAGCATGTAGAAGCCGCGAGGTGCCGAATAGAAGATGAGTCCGACGGGCGTTTCGATTACGCTTTCTTGGTCCGTGCAACCTACGTCGGTGCTGATGTAGTGAACGGCAAAGTCTTGGCCCTGCCCGCGATTATCGGGTCCATCCCCATAGATTACGTGGATGTCATTCGGCTCAAAGACGACGACTTTATCATCGAGCTTACCTATTGCGGTTAGGTCGCGCTCGTCTCCAAGATTGATGGCAAGCGACGGGTTGTACTCAGGCGCGATGTAATCTTCAAACAGCTTGGACGGATGAACGCGGCCACGATTGTCGCTATCGATGGTCCATAGCCTTGTGGACGTGACTACAGAGAGCGTGAAGGACGGCCATGGGTCTGCCGCGAGATAGCCACCTTGTGTGTAGACGGGTTTGGCAACGCGGTCTTGTTTGACAAGGGTCTGAGAGGATGGATCCCATTCTGCAAGGTCTTTTGGAACTGGCGGGATAGCGCGTAGCAACTGAGCTTCGATTACGTAGTCCGCAAATGTGCCGGTTGTGCTGGCTGGCAAAGACTGCGTTTCTGCAAGCACTGGATCGTCGTCGTCTGCCTTAGACACGTAGAGTTCCACGAAGTATTCCAAATCTGGATGAAGCATCGTAAGGGGAGCCGTGAACGTGACGTTGACCTTGCGCCCTAAATAAATGTCATCAGCAAGACTGCCGTCAGCCTCCGTGGCGCTTTCATCGATGCGATTGACATAGATTGTCTGCGAAGGCGCAGATCGGTGCGCGTTCCCATGTGTGTCGTAGTACCCAACAACCACGTTGAGCGCTCTGTACTTGTTGTCGCCCCCGTGACCCGGATTTGGAACGTAGGAAATTTCACCACGATGATCGTTAAGCCACTGCCACTGGTCTTGAACATGCACGATTTCTGGTGAATCAAGAGGAGCAGCTTCTCCAAAATAATCTCCGTCAAACCATTGAGGAACAGCCGTGCCAAGAAGCACGCCATCACCAAACTGATTTGCTATCGCGCTCGTTTGCTGCGAAACGCGATGGACTCTGCACAGCGAAAGAGAACCCACCTCAATGTTGCCTACGCGCAATGGCAACGGTTGTCCGGCAGGTATAAACGCAGTGTATCTTCCAATGTAGTACGTCAGGTCCGACGCCGACTGGATTACGCGGTTGGCAAGCAAATAGTCAGCGCCGTCCATCCAGATTGAAGGAAGATGCGTAGTGAGCATTGCCATTCCTGGGTCGGTATGTTGACCAGACCCAGGATCGACTACGGCAATCGGCGTTGCTCTTGTTGAGTTTTCGACCGTTGATGGCTCGCTTAATGAGACAAGCGCCGTAGTGACCGGTTTGCGCGCAGGCCCAATAGGCGCGTATTTGTTGTAATCGTCTAACGAAGTTCCAATCGCAAATGGCGTGTAGTCTGCCCATTGCTGAACGCAGCAATACATCGTTCCATCGCTGTTGATCGTAGGACGAGAAACCAGCCTATGATGGAACATGCGCCCGCGAGCTGTGTTGAATCCGCCAACTAACTGGAACTTTGTCCAGCGTATTGCGTTATCCGTAGGCCGGGCACCAAGCACGTTGAACTCAGAAAGATGCTCAGCTACAGCAGCGTCACTATCGTAGACGTAGTTGGTAGGCGAGCCTCCGTCCTGCCAGACAACGCCTACGTACTGCGATCCAGGTCCGGCGACGATGCCTCCACAAAGAACCGATGTGTCACCAAGAGACAACGAATCCTCTGGCACATACGACTGCGTAATGTTGGACGCATTTCTGGCCTCAAGATGGATTCTGGATGTAATAAAGGATAAAACCGACCCGGCGGGAGGACTACCAGTCTCCGAGGTATAGAAACACCACACGTTGAATCCATCAGCTATTACGTCAAGCGCAAGACATCCGTCGTTGTTGGTTGTCTCTTGGTGGATGCGAACAAGGTGCTCTTGTGTCCCCAAAAGGGTGAATTGGCCCAACCATAGATTGGATACGTCAGATACGGTCCGCTCCGTGGAAAAGACAAATACCGTGTCGTCGGTTGCCGCAACGTGATAATGCGCACCACCAGAAACGGCCTCGCCTATTCTTCCTGAAGGAATGGTCCCAAACTTTCGATGCGATGGCAGCGTGGTTTCGTCGGTTACTGGAATATCAAAGAAGATAGATGGCCCCAAGGGTTCCCCAACAAGGCCCGTTGGGAATGTCCTGCGCATAAACAAGTCATTGGTGTCTAGCTCGTTATAGAACACGTAAATGTCGTCACCGACTGCGCAGAGCTTTGGGCTCTGTGCGTTTTCAATCTTTTTGTATCGAGTCTTTTTGCCCTCTGCGTTGTAATACTCAACAACAACAAACTTGCCTGCGCGAACGTTTTCTCCAAGCCCCACCGTAGAAGAGGCCTGCACCTCATACACAACAACCGATGCGACTAGCTCGCCATTGACGTAGTAAGGCGCATGGTCGCAGTGCCCAACTCCATATTGAGGAGCCGTCTCCAGCTCGACATCCTTGGAGCCCATGAACGTGCTGGTGCGTGCCTCTCGCCACGATCCGTCATACACAAAGGCCCCATTGTCTTGGAGCAAGTAGAGTGAGTTTCCGAAGGAGAAGGCTGTGTTTGGCTCTCCCGCAGGATTCGATGGCGACCCCAGGCTATCAAAGCCTTTGCGCTTTCTGAAGCTGCCTTCTTTTTCGAGTCGGAGGTTTTCTGCGTAGTCAACCGCAGGGGGCTCGACCAAGAATCGGTCGGCGTCGTCGCTCATCCCTTTGTGGAGGAGAATGGACCGGACTGTTTTTTTGAGAGCCATCAGCAAACTTTCTCAGGTATGAGAGGGCTCTCATCAGGCCATCCTCGTTGTCCCCAAGTCCGCCAAGCGACGTGTTGCAGGTGCGGCAAAGAAGCCCACGAGCCACGCCAGTTTCGTGGCAATGGTCTAAATGAAGCATTTTCGTGTGTTTGCCACACAAATGGCAGTTTCCGTCTCGCGCAGTCAGCCAGTCCTTTGGAATGCTGGCTATCCCTCGATATTGCCTTTGTCCATGCTTTCGCGACCATTTTCGCGACGAGTCTTTTGTGCAGTCGCGACACCGACCATTGAGGCCCGTTTTCCTGCGGCGTTCTATGTTGAATTCCAAAACAGGCTTGGTTTCCCCGCACATGGAACACGTCTTTTCCTTGCTTGGGTAATGCTCGTATGGATCTCTGGCGGTCCAATGGTCTTTCCACCGTTCCCAGTCTTTCCTGTCTTTTGTCCTGCGTGTGTCCTTCTTCATCCATGACTTATACCGCGCAAACCAACCTACACCACCCATATCGCACACACAGTTTGGCTGTTCGCCGTCAATGTAACAGACGAAGTAGTGAGTTTTGTGCATGAGACTCCAGCGTTTTGCTCGTCGAAAAGCACGAAAGCCCCTTTGGGCAATCGTCCAAGGCTATGCGGAACGTCTAAGGTGTCCGTTACGGACAGGTTCTCAATCAACTGACCGTTGCGGATATCAAAAGTAGAAGCCGTCTGACGACGAGCGTTGGTGCTCTTGTCCGTCGCGATCTGGGCAATCACATCAGCGCCCTCGCCAAACGTCTTGAGTAGTGCTCTGGTGTCTACCATTGCCTGTAGCCCCCAAAGTGATCTTGGCCGGTGTCATCATCCATTGTGCGTGGGTAGCTTAGATCGGATGCGTAAACAGCTTTTTGGATTCGCTTCCCTAGCTGGCGCTTCGCTAAATGATGCGCAGTCGTGTCGCGTTCGACCTTCTGTAGTGCCCGAATCGCCGCGCCCTCCTCGATGTACTCGAAGTAGTAAGCTGCGGGCTGGTCCAGTACCTCGCCGTCCTGTGACAATACTTTCGGACGAGGCCAATAGGTGATGGCTAGTGTCTCCGAAGATGGAATCGGAAGGACAAAAATAGCTTGTTGGCCCGTGTTTGGATTCCTCCGTACCGTGTAGCGATATACGCCACTGTACCCCGTGTTGTCTGCCAGTTCTGCATACCGCGCTGGTGACATCGGCTTGGCAGGCCGATGGCGTCCGTTTACCAGGACGCTGACCGACACCAAACGATAGTAGTCCTCTGGCAAGTCGAACTGAGGAGTCCCTTCCACCTGTTCGAGTTCTGTGGCGTTTACGGTAAAGACTCTCGCGTCGTCTGCTTCCGTAATCAAGTCATACAGCTCATGCCATGCGTCGTTGATGTAATCGTTCCATTCCAGATCGAGTACCTGACCCGTATCCGCGTCGTTATACATATCGGCACGACGCATACTGCCTTCGCGCATCTGCTTGAGCGTTTTTTGCACACCACACCTCGGCTAAAATGAGGCTCCCCCAGGGTCAGGGATGGCCTGACCCCAGGGGTGAACCAGTTACGAAGTGGCGAAGTTCAACACCATGTTCCAACCGGGGGCCTTGCAGGCAACGTTGCCATAGCCACCGATACGGGCTTCGATCGAGTCCTCGCCTTCGAGTCGTCGATAGAAGTTTCCGTCGCGTGAAACCGGGCCTGGGAGAGCCCGCGTGCTGAACATTTCCCACGTATTGAGCTGAAGCGCGTATCCGGTGTTGGGCGGGCACCACGGGTCTTTGTAGACCTGGACTCCAGCGGACTCGAACGAAATGGTCTTGAACCCAACTCTCGCCCTTTTCATGGAGCTATCCGGGTACATCATTTCGTAGCGAGCCTGTGCTGCCAGATCGGACTCAATCTGAGCCCAACGCGCCGAGCTTACGAACAGCGCGTCCATCTGGCTTTCATTGTCGGAAAGGTCCGCAAGCGCTTCACGAATGTTGCGCACGAACGAGCCATCTCCGGCAGTGGTCTGATTGGGAATCGTGGCGTGCAACATGAGGAGCTTGTCCTTCCATGTCGAACGATCGACGCCCTTGTGATCGTCGCCTGCGGTGATGCCTGCGGGAGCTGGACCCCAAGAGCCCATGCCGTCCATGCACACATTCGCCACATCCGCCGACGTGGTGTAGTCGCCAAGAACGAACAGGTAGTCATTTGCCAAAATGTTGGTCGCACTTGCCACCGTGATTTCAGCCTTGCCTGCCGCGTTCTTAAGCACAATTCCCGTGATCTTGGTTCCCGTGCTTTCTCCATCGGGAGCCGCGCTTCCACCCGTATCCGAACTGGATACGATGGTTCGCTTGAGCCCAAGGCCGCGAGCCAAATAGCTCGAAGCCGCCGTCAGAGTCAGCGTGTTGCCCGACTTGGATTCCACCTGCCCTCGAACACCCGTGCCATCGCCGTAAAGCATCAGCGCAAGGGAGTTGGAGAACTGGTTGATTGCCGAGTCGTGTTGGGGACGTGCAGCCGTAGTGAACGCGCCGACACCCTCCATCGCATCCACGGTTTCCCCGTCGAGCGTGTAGGTTGCGTATCGTTTCACTCGGTTCATGTCCCAAACGATGTCGGAACTGCCATCACGGGCTGCCGCTGCGCTTGCAAAGCGAGCCGACTCACCAGCGATGTCGTCCAACATCAGGGGCACTTGATAGCCACCGCGAGCGTTCCCGAAAGGGGAACCACCCACAACGCCCGTCCTCTTGGGAATCATACCAAGAAGAGGCCGCTTCTTGTAGGCCATCGAGCGCATTTGCTCCGGGGAGTAGAAGCGCTTCATGCGCGCTTCGGCTGCTCCTAGGAGATCGTATGCGATTCCTGCCATGTGTTACCTCTAGATGTTCTCCCGATTTAGGTAGTTCCACTTTTCATCGTCGGACATTTCATCCCAATTGGGCGGAACCTCGATGTCTAAATCAGGTGTTGATGTTTGAATGTCGGCCTCTTCGCGTCTGGCATGTGTCGTCTTGTCTCGCTTGACGTACCCGGCTGCCTGAGCACAACGCTCAAACAAGTCCGAAATCTCTTGGTTCACCATCTGGGCTGCTTGATCGACTCCAATCAGCCTGCCCGTGGCGTTCTTCATATTCTCAATCTTGTGCATGACCACGTTCTCAAACCCTGCCGCCACGACGAGGGGATAGTGGTCCTGGTTGCTTTTGACCCATTGCGCAGTTTCTTTGGAGGCTTCTTCCCACTCCTGTTGCTGGATGCGTGCCTGGTACTGCTCCTGAAGCTCCGCGTGCTTGCGCTCCAGTTCCTCAAACTTCTTCCCAAGCTGGCTCGTTGGGTCAGGCTGCTGAGCCTTTTGGTCTTTTTGCCCAAGGAGCTTTTGGATGTTCTGCATCTGCTCCAAAAGGGCGTTGTTAGAGTCCTCGGGAGCCTGGGGTTCGTCGTTCGGGAACAGCTGCGTCACTCGGTTGTTGATGAGTGAGGAGTCAGGCGCAGGAGGCGCTTCAGGCTGGCTGACGACGTGCTGTGGCTCAATGGGTTGATCTTGAATCGGTTCTTGTGCTTGTTCAGACATTCGCTTGTCCTTGTTGTTCGGTAAACATTTGACCGCTCGCGTCGGTCGATGGCATGGCCGGTGTCATCTGGCCCTGCATTTGCATCTCTCGGCTCATTTGTCGGCGCTTGATGAGGACATTCGCTTGTCGAATCATCATGCGTAGCTTGCTCACGTACTGCTCATTGATGCCCATGCGCTCTGCACGCTGTTCAGCGCTGGTAGCTTCCACCACAAACATCTCCAGATTCATAAACGGTGATGGCGGCGTGTATTCACCCTTTTGGATCGCCTTCTGAATCATCTCTTGGCCGTTGTCGTATTGGGCGCTGAAGAGGTCTTGGAAGTTTTCAAGGTCAGGCATCCCCAACATCTGCGCCTTGAGCTGTTCGTTGTTGGCAAGCGTGGGCAAAATCGCCTGCAATCGCTCAACTTCGCCAATCCTCGCGGCGGGCATCTCCGAAAGCATGGAGTTCGGCGCGGCGCGTATCACATACGAGTCCTCGCGTGTGTCGAGCGCGACCTTCTTCCAATTGACGACTTCGATGGTGTTGCGTTTGTCGGGAAGGACGACCTGCCACTTGGGGTTGCGCTCTGAAATTTCTTTGCCTGCGGCCATGTTGCAGTTGGCAACGTCCTCGACGAGATATTCAAACTTCCGAAGTTGCTCTGCGAAGGGGATGGACTCTACGTTGAAGTAGTTTTCGACGGCGCGACCTGTTTCCAGGCCCGAAGGAACCCGTTCCCCAAAGGCTTGCGCGGACGCAAGACCTGCAATCTTGTATGCCCGCGCTTCGTGCTCTCGCACATATTGAAGGAGGTCTTGGGGAACGGAATTGTCGAGGTAAAAGGTGGGGGGTTGGTCCCCTGAGTACGGCGTTTTGATGCCGGGGATGGCTTTGAGGTCTTTGTCTTGCACGGTGCCGTGGACAAAAGACATACGAGGGACGGCGGCCTTTTCGATGGCGGTATTGACGCGATTAAGGGTGACATTGGCATCGATATGGACGCCCATGAGGTCCTCTCCGAGTCCGACGCCGTAGAAGCCGTTTTCGGGATCTTCCTTCCACCGAAAAAACACAATCGGAAAGCTCCGACGCTTGTATTCACGGCGCTGGAGAATGGCGTTTTCTACCCACAACACCCGATATCCGTCCGGCGCCTTCTTGTAGGTCGGCAAATGCCAACTCTCCACCAACTCCACAAGCTGTTGCCCGCCTGTCCGACAGTCCTCGTAATACGACCCCTCCGTATCAAGGCTGATGACGCCGGACGACTCAATCTCCGCCGCCTTCTTTTTGAACTTCATCGCCAGCGTGGTCTTGGGAACCAATCTTCGGCGGTGAAGGCGCTGCGGCTCACCCCGGCGCACCTCTTGATTGTCTACGAACAAGTCTCCAGGGAACACGCGAGAGACTTCGAGCCGGTCCTCCATCGTGGCCGGGACAATCTGGATGGCTCCGAGGCCATAGATGCAGGCGTCCTTGATGCACTTTTCAAAAATGCGGCTCTGGTAGTGTCGGTATTGCTGCGCGTCGTTCCAGCGCTCCATCATCTCCGCACGCCGCTGCATCTCCGGGTCGCCCCCATGGGTTAAGAAGCGCGCATGGGGATGGGTCTTGATGATACGGGAGGTCACTTCGTCGATGACCTGCTTCATCAGGTTGTAGGGAACGCGGGTATAGCGTCCTGCGCCGATTTTGCTTTCGCGGCTGTCGATCTGCGCATCCGCAGGCACCGCACCCTCGACACGACGGTTCAGATAGACCGAGGCGTACATCTCGTAGGCAAACGGGCGTGGATTGTCGTCCGTGAGGTGCTTAAAATCGGCGTTCAGAGCGTGGAGAATCCGCTCCTCGTCCTTGCCCTCCGTGTGCCACCAAAGAGTGTCCCGCTCCGAGGCAAGAAGTCCGAATTCATCCATTGGGGTCGAGTATGGACCTTTATGGATTAGTTTGGCAAGTCACACCAACGTTCGCTCTAAAATCTCCCATGGAGAAAGCCCGGCCTCGTCCTGCGCTTCGCACATGGCAATCTGCGCTTCCTCCATTTTGCGCTCCTCGCGCTCCCGCAGCGTCCTCAGGATGACCTCACTCGCGTCCCGGTCGCCGATCAGGCCGAGG